GTCCGGGTCGTGTAGGCACAGGCAGATCAGCGAGGTGTGGAGTCCGTCATATTCCTTCAGCCCGCTGACTTTCCCGGCCGCGTCGGTCTTCATCCGCAGCGACATGGATTTCATCCACTTATCACGCTGCGTGCCCATCATCTCCTTAACCTTCCAAGTTTGTCCGTCGATTTTGACCGGCTTTTCTTGGAGGGTTAGAGAGACAACGAGAATGTCGTCTCCCTCTTTTTCCTTGTCCCAAATGTCGTTCGACATAAAAATCTCCTCGGTGTAGGGTAACTAAACGGATCAGGAGCAAAGGCGGTAGTTGCCGATGGCAACTCCGTTTGTGAAATATGTTGGAACTACTTCGGTCGGGCACGAATTATTGTGGAACGTACCGTCCCACAAGGTCGGGGTGATGGTTACGTTGACGAGGGGTTGTTCACCTTCCTTGACTTCCTGGAAGGTCAGTTTTTCTATAAACCCCCAGAAAATTATACCACTCCCATCCGGGAAGGTGAGGGTGAACAATTGAATGCTGTTAAGCCGACCCGGAAAGGAGAAAGTCTGGCTGTATACGAACGTATCGTAGGCTCCTGTAATCATCATCGAGTTCAGGGACTGAAGGAACTTTGGGGCTTTTTGCCTCCATCTGGATGCCCCCATATGGGTCAGGTCGATAGACCCACCGCCGTCAATCTCCGGCGGGGTGACGGTCTTCGTGCAAACCGCCAAGGTACAAGTTCCATAACTGAGACGGGTGGAAAATCCGTCGATAATCACTGGCATGTGTTCACCTTGAGATCAGGAGGATTGTTTCTGGAGACTACTCTTGAACAGGCAGAATTTAGACACCAGAAGGTCTACGAGGTCGTTTATGCCTTCCGATTGGTCCACGAGCCAGTTCAATACTTCCTCACCATCCTTAACCTTGGGGAACCGCCAGTCAGCAAAAAACCCCTCGACCAAGGATGTGGTGACAGTGTGAGAGACTATCCACGGTGCCGAGTGAGGGTCAAATCCGTTGTCGTAAACCAATCGGTCGATTACTCGATCCCGAACAAAGTTCAGGATGGTGTCCGGCTTCGACAACTGAATATTGGCGACTGGATTGTGACTATCGAACGATGGCATGGAAAGACTCCCCACAGTAAGTGGTGGTTCGGAGGTAGGAACATTCTTGGTCTTCCCACCACATGAGGTGCATCCCATTATTCACCTCAACCGTACTGAATGCTGCCACGAATAACGTTATTAGCCGTGACTCCTCCTTGACTGACTCGGATTTGAGTCTGCGTGGACCCGGTAACGGGATTGGTGATCCCATTCCCGTCGAACCAGATGTAGTCCGCACCACCAACCAACTTCGCTCCAAGGGTCTCTACTCCAGACGCGAGAATCGAATACGCTCCATCTTGGTCACTGGCACTGTCGATGGTGATGGACTTAACATTTGCCCCAACGATGGAGGTATTGACTACTCGGGTTGGGGACACCACCACGGCGGTGTTGACGACAGGAAGGTTGTCTCCACTACCCGAATCAGTCAACGGGCAGGAGGTGCCAGCCACCGTCCCCAAAACCACTCCACGCCGCATCCCCCCGGACCAGTAAACGTCCGCCACATCACTGGTTACAAGGGTTACCGCGTTGACGGTTAGAGTGACTGTCCCAACTGTATTATTAGTCCGGGTCGTCAATGATCCTGCTTGCCCAACCAAACAAGACTCGTCAATCTGAAGGGCAGCACCGGAGTTGATGTTGGTACTAACTCCATAGCTACGCCCCTGAACGGAACCCGACACCGCGAACTGGGCTGCGATAGGCATTTCAGTTTACTCCAGAAATTGAAAGTTTGGCAACCATGACAAACACCTGTCGCCGGGATTTTTCCTCTTGATAGAGGAAGGCCGGCTGCTGTTCAATACAGCAGGCGTGGAACAAAACGTCCTCGTCCCCGAGGCAGGTAACGATTACCCGGTGAACCGGACTCAAAGAGCAAGAAATCCGCCTGATCTGGACACTTGCAGTATCATAGTCCAGGGACCGTACTAGGATTTGGACGACCGGCTTAACAACCGATTCCCCGTCAACTACCGAATGATCTGGAGTACAACTCATGTACTTACCTTCAGACTTCGGAGTCAAGTCCAAAATACTGATCCAATTATCCCCTAAGTTGGAAATTTTAGTAGTCCAATCTACTGGCATGGCTCCTTTGGTAACGGGCCATGTTGGAGTAAGGTATGGACGCCCAATAAACAACCCAACCTTGGAAATCAGATAGGCTGCCACCACTTCTGACGCAGTGGCCTCGATCATTTAAATCCTCCCCATAGTTCCTACCGACAATTGCCGTCGGATGATGCTGGTCATGGTGCCACGGACCATAGGAATGGCATCGGCCAAATATCTCGCCTGAGTAGGAGCGGCATGTGGGATATCCATTCGCTCATGGACGATATAGGCATACGGGGCGGTCGGTCCACCGTAGGCAACGGTCGCTGCGGCCCCAGTCCCAGCCTTGTCGTTCATCTCCACCCGGCCGGACTTCTTGAGTGCCTCCGTGGCTACCGGGACCAACTTCTGGGACTTCGCGAGCAAGACCTCTGCACACTTCACTAACGCCTCCGCAATGGTGAAGTTGATCTTCGCAGTGGCCTTCCCGTTCGACTTTATGACGGCGTCCACTCCGGTTATCTGGATTGACATGGTGGCCTCAAAGGATGGCATATCGAAGGACAGTTCCCCCGTGCCTAGACGACACGATCCGGAACTGGCGAATCTCCCAAGCATTTCGGTTAGCGAATGGATTGGTGGTTGGACTGGTTAGATCGACCAAACACCCCTGCCATAACACTCCGAGTTCTTCTAATACATACGGAAGTCGGACTTTTGCCCGACTGATCTCTTGATTACCGTTTCGATCCATAAACGTCTCGATATGGTCATTCCACCGGCAGCACAACTCTGCCGGTGAGGAAAAAATCACCTGCCCGTTGTTGTTTATCCCGTTAGGTGCCCAATAGACGGCCCGATGGATATAGAAGTTCGGATTGTCGAGGATGGGCATCGTAACTACTCCTTGACTTCCAAACTGACCTATTAGGCATCCTTACCGTCTCACTGTAAAGTGAGTTTCATTGCACATATTCTCCGAAAGGATTACCAAAATCCCGACGGCGAATCGGCTTTCCGAGCCAAGTCAGAGTGGGACGAATAACACCCCGTCCCATGTTGGCAAAGTTAATTCGAGCAAGACACCCTTTCCAATCGAGAATGAGTGCCATCTGACCATAACGGGTCACCTTCAGTCCCAAATCTACCTTCGAGTCGAACACGTCCTTGATTGTATCCGCTTCTTCTTCATTCGCTTGGGGCCGACGAATGGAATAGAAGTGGGCAGCCAACCACGTCTCGATCTGGGACAGAGTTGCTGAATCGTAACAACAACTCTTACACGGTCCATTCATCAAGGAGTGGGCTGCGGCGATGAACGGGGCTAAGTCCACTCGGCAGTCCCTGTCCAATATGGCCTTTACCTGTGCCGGAGTGGTATACGCCACAGATCACCTCACTTGTTGGATTTCTTCCATTTCTTGAACCAGTCAAGAACATCGTTCCGTCCCTTAAATGGTCCGGCTTTGGTATCCTTATTGACTACCACAACGAACTCTCCGTCCTCAAAGTATGCCTTGAGGCCAGTCCCTCGGAAGAGTGGAAACTTCTTCGTCACATCTTTGGCCTTGATGCCTTCTTCGACTTCCTCTTCGTGTTCTTCATCTGACTCCTCATCACCTTCTACAGTAGGCGATTCATTGGTATCTTCCTCTTGAGGCTCAGGAGGAAGACCTTCCTCATCTTCGACCTTGGTAGAATCCTCTCTGGCCTTATACGCCACAGAAACGGCGGACATAACTGGATTCACGTCCAAAACTTCCTCGAACTTGTTCGGAAAAGCATTAACCAAGTCCTGGTCCGTCTTGACCATTTCGCCGGGCAGGAAAACTTGCAGCTTCCCGTTGGGGAGTCGAAAGGCATATTTTCCGGTTTTCAGACGGTAGCACTTCATGTGTATTAATCCTCGGTGTTGAGAACAAGGGCAACTATCAAAACTCTGATTCCTCAAACAGTCCCATGAACCAGACCGATATTTCCGTAGTAATCGTATCGGATCTGTGGGACCATGATAGCCATCACCTTAAAGTGGACTTCCATCCCACCTTCACCCGGCCATTGGAGAGTGGTGATGTCCATACCCATCACTTCCCGGATGGTACGAGTCTGCATCTCGATCAGGACGCACTGATACCCGGTTAGGAAGTCCAACGTCTCGATAGCCGTGACGCCGTTCACCTCCATTAGCCGCTGGCGGAGCGTCTTGTTCGGATACGCGGCCGAGAAGTCTTCATCAAGATACTGTTCCCACTCGTGGGAAAACAGCAATGCCCACGGACCAAAGCGGAAGTCGTTCATCGACAACTGCTTCATCGCCAGAACGTCTTGGAGCGTCTGTCGAGCCGTCCACCCACCCCCCGTAGGGTCCGCAATCGTGTAGGCGATGCGGGACGGGTCGTTGGTGATCCCGTACAGGGCGGCTCCGGCGTACTGGTACGCACCAGCAGTCCCGATGTTTAGCCGCTCGATCAGTTCGGCCACTCGCGTCCCGGCGTCCATTGCCATCGTCGTATCAATCGGAGTGTTGTTGTTACGACTCGTCATGATCTCGCGGAGAGTAAACGAAAAGTCCTCATGAGCAATGGGCAAGGGCAGAGAGCGTAAGTCGTACAAGGGACGATCATTTTTACTCCGATTCACCCCGTCCATACTCAACTTGGCCGTACCGGGAGCAGTTTGGGACTGATACTGAAGTACCGTCCGACCCATCCCGTTGGGGATGGTATACTCCAGGTTGTTAGACCGGAGCATACCAGTGAACTTCATCCGTGGGCGAGCAGCTTCCTCGACCGCCTGATCCAGCTGAATCCACTCACGGACTCGAAGGGTACTGATTCCCAAGTCAGGAGCATAGGCATTCTGGACAATAGTCTTCGGCTTAGAAGACCCGTCCGGCTGTGCCTGATTGACCGTGATGTAGGAGTACGGATCGCGGGGGTCATCATTGCGGAAAGGCCGCATGGCCCCAGGGTCCATGTTGTGGGTCATCAGACGGGAACCAACGTCCCCGCTGGCCTGTGCCCCGAACAGAAAATCCAAAGCCATGTTACTTCTCCAGTTTAGAATCAAAAGGATCGGGAATCAGAAAATCAGGATGTCGATGAACTCATAGGTCAAACCAAGAGAATTGTTGACGGCGGTGTAAGCCATTCCCAAACCCTTCTGGTTAACTGACCGTGAACGATTAATGGACAGGATGTTCATCTGGACTATGTTACTCGCACTTGCTACGGACCAAGTCGCCAGCACGTCGATCACATTAGTCGTGGTCGTATTGATGGTCGTGGAATTGAGGTTAGCCGCCGTCTCCGTGGCCGTGCCGGGTGCCCCAATGGACGTGTACCCACCCCCGATGATGGCTCCAGTTGTCCCAATAGATCGGACGACCAAGTTCATCACGATTTGGAAGGTATTGTTATTTGCGACATCCAGTGCCCCGGTCGTTGCCACCGTAGTGGCTCCGATCTTGAGGGCGACGTTGAGCGTGTCCGTGCTGTTGGTGGACGTTGCGATTCCCTGGACCGCAATGGTCAGGATATCACCCACGGACAACGAGTTATCCGGAACGGTGTAGGTCTGGCCAAAGGAAGTCTGGGTGCTGGTATTAGTCACCGTGTTACTATTGATCGCCGTAACATACAGATTGGACTCGGTAAGTCCAGTCTGAGGTGTCCACGATCCATCACCCTTGGACACCATTACCATCCCAATGGTGGTAACGGCTCCAGCAGGAATCGGACCCTGAATGACGTGACCCGGAGCCGCGATCAGACACCGGACGACGTTATTGACGGTATACTGATCGTTGATCGTCAAGCCCTGGAGGGAATCCTCCACGGCCACGATGATCGGCACGTCCCCACCCACACTGGTTTGGACGCTGACCGTGTTGTTAGCGTTAACCTGGACCAACATACCCGGATACGGGGCAGTAGTAGCACAGATGAACTCCTCGTAGTGGACATCCCCATAATTCCCACGACGCAGGATCATCTGCGGTTCGGGATTAAGATAGGTGTTCAAGTTCGTCGCGTAGCTCATTAGATGCTCCTAAATCAGAGGGGTTAGAGTCTCACTTCTTGACTGGACGAGTGGACCCTGGCAAGGGCAGTACCGGAGCGATCTCTGGTGCCCCATTGACAACAACAGGAGGGACAAAACCTGCTGCCCCTCCGTAGTTCGCTACGGGTTGGAAGGAGTTATTGGTAATGTCCGGAGAGGCCAGTTCGGCCAGATTGCGAAGGGCTGGAAGTTTCATCTCCCGGAGTTGTTCCGGGCTGAACTTGTTCTTGCTGTTAGCCGTGATAACAGCAACCAACTTACCACGCTCCAATTCCCGAGCCTGCATAGCCTCGTTCCAAGCTTCCTGCTGTTCCGGACTGGCGTTGGACAGTAGTTCCTGAAAGGTAGGTTGCTTATTAGCAACAGGAGTCGGCGTCGGAATCGGCGTCGTAACGACTGCGGCGGCAACGGCACCCGGAAGGGTATTCAGCCACGCCTCCGACTTCTTGGCAAGCCATTCCCTATCGGCCTCGTCCAACTGTCCGCCACTATTGGCGATGATGGCTGCGATCTTCTGATCCTTGTTCACGTTATTTTCCTGTTCTGGGGGTTTGCCCCCGTAGAGAGAATTCCCCACGAACTTTCCGTCTGGTGTCCGATACTCGGTGATCCTATCGACGGAAGATGATTCACCCGTCAACTCAATGGAATCAACTCCACCTTTGGCAGTCTTGTCCATTTTGTAGTCGTGGCGAAACATCTTGGTGTTGCCATCTTCACTCCGACGAGCATACACCACAAACCCAGGATAAACGTCCTGAACGTTAGCCCGGTACGGGCCAAACTTGTCGTCTAAATTCTTCTGAATGGTTTGGTGGACGCGGCCATAAGAAATGGCGTTGGTCGTTACTCCTTGGTTCTCGGTCGTCCCCTTTGAGCATTCCGGGCATGTCATCCCCCCACCACACTCAGAACACTTTGGTCCACACGAAGCATTCTGCAAGAGTCCAGCTCCGTCCTTGATCGAACAAGCACCAACTCCAGTCGGAAGTATAGCAAGATGATCCGGCACGTAATTCTTGGCTATGGCAGAATAAGACTTACCGTTGTGGACGCCGGCTTTCTTCTCGTTCTCGGTGTGGAGGCCAGTGGACACTTCCACCATCTCACCCTTGTTGATCTTCTCCATCACCTCGGGCATGAGGGAGTTACCTAACTCCTCGTTGATCCAAGCCTCGGACTTCCACCTCGACTTCTTTCCCGGAGTGGCGTTGTACTCGGCATTAAGGACAGTCCCTACTTTCTGGGTGTTCAGAACATTCGGATCACCGGCAGTAGATGGTTTACCGTCCTTGGTCGGATGATAAACTACTACTGGTCGATTGTTCCATGCTTGAACATTCTTCTTCATTTCGGAGTCGGGGTACAGGAGTGAGCCATGACTCCCAGTTACTACTCCAGATGTCATCATTACACATGGGACGACAACGTGCATCTTGCCTTCCAGCATCTCCCTCCGCACAGTACCGGCCTTAGTGTTGGCCGTCACCATCTCCAGGGGCATTGGTCACTCCAATTCAAGAGGTTGTACCGAACAAGGCAATGAGGGACATAATAACCTTGATGACCTGAAGAATTTGCTCCTTATGATCGACAATCCAAGTGAGTAAATCCGACACCCTCTGAAGAATCTTACCGTCTCCAATTGCTCTAAAGTTTACAGCTTCTACCATTAACCCTTCCGGGGTCAACTGGACCATTGCCTCGTCCACTTCCCGCTTGGCGTCATTAAAATTGAATTGCTTATCCGATCCGCCGATTAACTTTAGTCCATCTTTGGACAAATGTCTAATCGTCTCGGTCCGAATATGGCGAAGAAAGAGGTTCTGGATAAAGCCTTGCAGTGGTAGAGCCTCCACCATCCCTACTGTTTGGGCCTTGATGGATTTAATGATTTTCCTATCGTCAGTGGTCAAAACACGCTTGATTTTTTTCATCTTGGACATAACTTCCTCGGTGAGAGAAAACAACCGGAGCGGAGTCGAAACCTCTCCCAAAGTCCCGGATTCACTTCGGTGAATCACCTCCGCCCCGGTCGAGACGAAATTATTTACCCGTTATTTGCCATAACTACCCTTGGAGCTACCGCGTTATCCGGAATGGCTCGTTCGCCGCGTAGGATTGCCATACCCTTATCCCCCCAATCATCTCCCCAACTGTTCCAAATCATCAGGCCGTAAGACCCCTTCTCCACAATGACAGGAGCAACAGCACACACTGCATGTCCCCACCACATGAAGTCGCAGGCCACCGGAATCCGGTTGAGCAGGAGGGTCATCACCTGTTGGAAGGTGAGTTTCCGCTTGTACACTGGGGCAGCCATATCCACCCACGACTCCGTTACTCGATTCTTGGCTGCGTCATCCCAACACTCCTTAGTTCCGTTTCGGACGTTGGCGTTCCCCTGTGGCCAGAACTTCTGGGACGGTATTCCTTTTGCTGCAATAAAGTCCAAAGACAATGCACTCCACCCACCTTCATTCCGACCGTTCTTGATCGTCGCGGCTACCGCGAAAGCGGACAATGGGATGTACGGCTGGTTGTCTCGGGCACGGATAAGTGTCACCGCGTGGACGGTGCTGTGACTCCAACAATAGCCATATCCACCTTGGACCAAAGAGGGAATTTGCTTACCATCGTCCCCGATGTCCCGGATGTGGTTGAGGAAGGATTTCTCCTTGACCCCTTCCTTAATTAGGACTTCGTAGTCCGATTCCTTTACTAAAGGAAATTCCACCGCATCGTAAGGCTTGGTGGAGGAGTACACACCAGCCGGGAACTTATTAGTGTCCCGTGGGGCAAGGCCACGGAAACCGTTACAGATACTTTCCAGTTTAGTGGAGTCGTCAATCACCAGCATTGTGATTCCTCACTTGTACTTGGCGACCAGTGTGGTGAAGGCGTCCGCGTCGGCCGGAAGTGGTCCTTGGAAGCCCGTCTTCCCGTTACTCACTACGAGCCACGGGACCGAGTCCCGTTTCAGATTCATTACATTACGCCAGATTGTAGACTCGTTTTCCAAACCAGTAATATCCTTATCCCAAACTCGCCATTCCTTACGTCCGGTCGGTCCGGCTACACAATTGTTATTAAGGAAATCTCGGACGGTTTGGCCATAAAGGATGGTAACTTGTCCTTGTGGTAAAGGAACAGAAGTTTCATAAACAATCAGAACCCTAAGACCAATTTCTGGAATTGGGGCAGGGTCCAGGGGCTTAGGGTTCGGTGGCTTAGGTTCGGGAGTTGGTGGGGGGATCGGACCCTGACCACCATTCACGTCGATTGTTCGTCGGATAACCTGCTCGCCCTTCGCGGCCCCGACCGGGACCACGAGCAGCTCGCACCGTCCGGCCGCAATCGCCTCGACAGTGACGA